AAGTAACCATTATCAGTTATAGCAGATAAAACAACGTTAAATGTTATATTATAAGAATTAAAATTTGTTACACCTGTATTACTAAACGATAGCTGTTTAGGATAGATTTCTTTATGTTTTATATCAACAAGATTACTAAACAAGCTAGGTGCATGTCTTTGAGATAAATTATTTGTTGTATTTACGTTATCAAATAATTTTTTAATTTCTGCTTTTTCTTTGGTACCAGAAACATAATATAAATCATTAGCAAGATATTTCTCAACAATACCTTTCTCATATGTGAATATTAAATTTTCTAATCTCTTATTTTCTTGTCTAAAATATCTTGACGGCAATCTATCAAAATTATCAAACGGGTCATTTATTCCTAACATACTATTAGGGGTTGATACATTATTAAGTCGTACTTTTAATTTTTTATTTCCCTTATTGATGGTGAATAATTGAATTATATTCGGAGCTTCGTTTAGTACTTTTCTTTTTAGATCTAAAATTAAATTTTTATCAACTGCGTGTGTTTTATATACTGCAGTATCTGATACATATGTATTTAAATTAATACTAACTTTGTTTGATATTAGAGGGACATTTATATCTTGTACTTCAGTGTCTGTTTGCTCGGTTACAAATTCTTTATTAAAAAGTAACCGAGTTAATAAATTATGTAAATAATTCTTTATACCTGTTCTAGAATTTTTAAGCTTGTTTTTCTCAGGTAAAAATTTTGCCTCTTCTCTTATAGATCTTATATTTTCTAATTGAGACTTAATTATTTCAACATAGTAATGAACACTAAGTTCTAATTCATATATATCGTCTGTATCTATTTTAGATAAAAATTCTCTAGCACTAGGTTCTATAGTACTGAGATTAATATTTTTTAAAAATTGTATATATGTATTTCTATTATAATCAGTATTAAGTTCTGCTAATCGTTCTTTTTCCTCTTTCCATTCAATAAGGTAATTATTGTAAAGAGCTGGTAACTCTGTCGCAGTAGATATATCATTATAATATCGCCTCCACTCTGCATACTTATATGGTGTAGTAGTGTTTAAATCTACATTCATAGTTTAAGACCTTTCCGAATTTGATAATCTAAGTTTTTATAAACGACGCCGCCTGTATTTTGCCAACTACCACTCAAAGAAGAGATGTTGCGAGATACGGTATTGTAACTGTTATTATAATCTATAATATTATTTTGTATATTTTCAGCTGACAAAGTTGTGTCGTAATTTTTATATTCGTAAAATTCATATATGTCATTTAATCCAGATGCACCTAAAACTGATGTATCTAATGACCAACCCCAATTACTATAAATGTTATAGGTAGATAATGGGTATTGAGATGACGTACCTGTACCACCACTTACGAACGCAGTAGGTACGGTTTGAGGTCTAATAGTTATATACTCATCATTAAATTTCTGTTTTGCGACGAATTTCGTGTCTGCTGTTACTGTATATGTTAAAGTGTCTATAGGGCTGCTAAAATCTATATTACGACTATCAGCAGATGATGTGTAAAAATTTGTATCATAACTCTCATCAAACCTTGTATAATCTCCTATAAGTTTAGAAACCTTTACACTAAACAAATCATACAATCTTTTTAAACCAGGAGGCGGGTTTGGAGTAATAAAGTCAATATCTTCATTTAAGAAGTCATAAAATGATTGTATGTTGTTAACATTACAATAGTCAATATCATTATTGTTTGAAACAAAATTAGCTGTACGTTCAAATATAGTTTTACCGAATGTTGTTGGGCTAGAACTCGCTTCACCAACAAAGGAAGTAAATACCCCATCAAACAGTTTATCATAATCATGCATGAAGGATTGAAATCTATAACTTTTAATTACATCTGCATAATCGATACCTTCATTTACTTTATAAATTTCTGAATCATTTGTACTTGGAGAGATAGTAAATGTAAATGAACTAGAGATAATAGAAAGATCATCTCCACCTCCAGCGGACCCATCTCCAGGATAACCACCGGTCATGTTAAGTATAGTAGTACTACCTTCCGGTCCACTTTCATCCCAATCAATTCTTGGAGTACCATAACCTGAAACACCACCAGCTTTAGATGTAAATGTTGGTACAGAAGATAAACTTGGAACGCGAGCAGAAACAACTAAAGTATATGTACCTGAATTTTCTGGATCAATATTTAAGTATAAGAAACTACTTAACGATGTACTATTCGTGGTTGAATCATACGGAAATTTGTTTGTGCTTAAACTGCTAATATTACTTGTTGTAGACGAACCGTCTGGTCCTTCCCATCTTACAGACCAACTAAAGTCATCTTTTGACGCAAAATCACTTGAATTACCTAATGATGTAATCTTTTTAAACGTAGGGTAATTCTTTAAAATATTAAGTTTATCATCTGCAAGAGCAATAAAGATTTGAAATTTATTTTTTTGTCTTTTGTTATTGCTTGCAGACATTTCTTTCATACCTGTGGATGTAAATGATATTCTACGAGGTATGTTTTCAACTACTCTTGTATTAACTCCTATAATAGTCCGACCACTAGCTCCGTAACTTACGGTTGTACCAGCGACATTAGTTTCTAAAAAGTCTAAACCAGAATTGTTTATATCTGTGTCAATATTGTCAACATAAAAGGATTTCACTCTATGTTTACTATAATCTGCTTTGATTAATAATTTTACATTATCTGTTGGTATATCATCATAATAATAGAACTCTACAGGTGTAGTAATTTTTTGATTAACTATTTCTGCGGATGTTGGACGTACTGCTGTCACACCGTTTGTAACACTTAACCTTGACGTGCGAGGACCAGATTGTGTACTAGAGTAAAGCAAAAACGGTTCATGTTGCACATAGCCATAATTCTCAGGTATTATATTTAAATTATTTTCTGAAATTTCTATTAGTTCATGTTTTTCATTAATAACAAAATAATGAGGATATAATTTATGAGTAATACCAGTTCTATCTATTCTGTCTAATTGACCTCGTTCATTACGTTGGTAAAAAGCATTATAAGGTATTAAGTGAGCATATTTATTTGTAACGTCATACGGTTTAGTCTGACTCCCACTAGATGTGAAATATAATGTATGAGGATCATCTACATTCGGTGTGTCTTGCCATGATGCAGACATATCTAAGTAAAACGTTGACCCTCCCTTCTCACTAGCATTTATTACAATACTAGATAGGGTTTGATTTTCTGTTCTTATTTTTAAATGACTGTTTACATAGTTAAACACAGACACGACCTGTGTAAATGTAGTATTATATACTTCTCCGTCTTTATCGTAAAAGAAAGCATTTATTGTGTATGTACCTGGTACATTATATTTGTGGGACGCAATAAATGTATTTTCACCACTTAATGTATAACCATCTCCAAAATCCCAAACTGCTGTTTGTACTGATACCCCAGCAGGAAAGTAATCATTTATAGAAGTACCGCTACTTGTAAGTAAAGGAGTAAATGTAAATTCAGAAATACCTGTATATCCTGTATGGGTGGCAGCAAGACTTTCACTGAGAGCTTGACTTGGAGTCGAGCCAGATGTGTTTACTGTTACCGTATACGGAACCGGTATTGTTACTGGGCAATTTTTCGATTCAGTTGGCATTAGTATTCTATAACAGCTGCTGATTTAGTGGTTGTTTGAATTTTAATTTTATTCTTAAAGTTTTGTTCGTTTTCAATATAAGGAATTTGATACGGCTTTAATTGACATCTTGTATCAAATATTTTTACATCTTTACCGTTATGTACAGGGTTAAATATACCAAAACTTAAACCGGGTGAACTTACATTAATATCAGTACGTAATGTCTGAAAGCCTATTATACCATCAATCTTTTCTATTTCATTGTTTAAAAATCTTGCATCAATAGTATCTCCCAATTTTAAGTTTTTAATATAATTTGTAATAGCATTAAAAACTTTCGCTTTAAGCTCCTCTTCGTTAATTAAAAGCTTTTCATCTCTTGTAATAATTAATTCTGTAAAATCTTTATATATTACTCTACTTGGTTCGTTAGAGAGTTTATATGAGAGATCTAAGTTCATATAAACTGGATCTACAAATGCGATTTCGCTGTTTAATAATTTGTAATCTTCTATTTCTTTGATTATTTTTTCTTTCAACGCAGGTGATAGATAATTTGATCTCGTTACAACTGATTTATTTTTTCTTAACTTAGGTACAATAACAAAATAAATGTTATTAGTATCAGCACTATCAGCATAAAAATATTGATTGAATAGTGCGTTAGCTTCTTGAGAGTAATCAGTTAAACCTAATTCGTCATTTATATATTTCAAATAATTGTTTACATAATCACTATTGTTAAGTACAGCGATATCATAAATTAAATTCTTATAATTGCGTTCAAGGAAAGATTTATAATCTGCTTTTGTTGATAATTTATATTCACTGCTGAAAAATTTTGGTGCATTTTGTTTTATTTCCTGTACAGTTTCTTCTGTACCAAATTCTGTACTATCCTCAGTATTAGATAATTGTACATCAACTGACTCTTCAATAGTAAGATAGTTTAATGACGTATCTTTAACATCGTTAAGTATTTGATTGTATTGAGTAGTATTGTATATGTTTAATGTACTATCTAAAAATGCATTCTTAGTTACTTTACCTTCTACACCAGAAGAACTTAAATAGTATATCGCAATTTGATCTCCTAGATTTAATTTCTTTCCATTTACCCCATTACCGAATTTTAACTCATAGTTTTTATTTTCATTATATCTAACTTCAAAATTTCTTTCATTTGGTTTAGACAAAAACAAACTCGGTTTACGATCCCATTTATACCACTTATTATTAGAGTTAACTTCTTTTACATAAACATGTATGTTAAAGTGGTCTATAATTACATCTTGACCTGGTAATAAATTAACAGTTTCAAATTCTTCTCCGATTGGGTTAACTATTGGATATTCTTGTATTGTACCTTCATACATTAACTGGCTTCCAGAAGCAGATATTGTCTCTACGTTAGATGTAACTTTCTCAAAAGTAAAGTCATCAACAAATGTATATGTTTTACCTTGTGAGCTTGAAAAAGAGAATCTTGGTAGTGTATAATAACCTACAGATAAGTTCGCTGTAGTTTTAATATTAATTGGTAAAATACTTGATTGTTTACCTAAAGGTTTGTAGTTAAGTAACTTTGTTATTCTATTTACATTTTCAAATAACTCTGCATCATTAAAATTACTTTCAGCGCTCGTCTGGTTTAAGTAGTATAGTAATGTATGATAAGAGTATGCGATAATATCGATAATAGCAGAGATGTTACTACCTTCAAAATTTTGATCGGTGAAGTTGATTGTGTTATCGTTGTTAATGCGTTCAATAATTAAATCTCGCATGCTTTGAGCGTCGAAACTCGCATACGCATTAACTGGTAAATTAAACTCTGTATATTTTGCCATTTTAGTAATCTATTCCTTTGTCTGTGAGTACTCCTTTAAATTCAGTTACTTCATCATTTAAAGACGGTATTGCAATATTTATTGTTATATCATATTGATTCTCGTTTGGTAAAGCAGTAATATCTACTCCGTTTACTACTATTCTAGGTTCGTATACCGCTAACTGTTCATGTATAGTAGTACCTATAATATCAGCATTTTCTTTTGTAATATTATCAAACAAATATTGCTCTAGGTCTAACCCAAAATTAGGGTTAAGTATTTTTTGACCTTGCTTAGTATTAAAAATATTTTTTATTGAATTATGAATTGCTTTCGTATCATAATTTAATTTTAAATCTTGTGGATTCTTAGAAGCTCCAACAGGCTTATTTGGCAAAAAGCTATTTAGTTCAAGATCTAAGCTGACATCAGCGTATGTAAACGATCTATAGCTATCTTTATTTTTAACATTTTTGAGTGTGTCAAGATTAATTGCCATGTATAATTATTTAATTAAAAAATGCTTAAAACAATAAATAATTTAAATGAGTAAATTCGATAACATATTTGAGGCTCAAATCGAACGGTTTGTAAAATCTGGCCCTATTGCAGGAGATTATGTTAAGTTCGCCAGTAATCTTAAATCTTCAGAGTGGTATAGTGGTTTAGATGAAGCTCGTAAAGCTTATGTCGATGAAATTACCACTATAAGCGAACAAGGCAAACCTTTAATGCTCTCTACTATTAAGAAAGCGGTGTATGAGACAGAAACTAC